GTAGGTGCCTTTTCCGCTGGGCATGGCTCGTCTCCGCAAAAATAAATTCCACAAAATATTACCATATGTTGTGTATGAGGGCTATTTTTGGCGTAGATGTTGTGTTAAACGGTGCGTGACGGCGGTTTTCACTTCAACGCTCTACCTGCGCTCGACGTGTCTCACACTCCCCTGGCCGCCGTCACTTCATTTATTTTAAGCCACACCCTGCAGATTACGACGTATGGCCCCTCTCCAACGCGAGATGGGGCCAGAAATCATCGTGGCAGCGTCAGAGCTAAAAATTAAACAAATGGCATCGCCAAGATCGGGCGAGGGCAGGCCGCGCTTGCGCATGCTATCCTTGCTCTCCGCCTGTAATTTCCCAGATGAACTAAAACTATACCGAATGCCCGTCAGATCGGCCAACAGCTCGTCGTTCTGCGGCAAGCGGCAAGAGCGCTCTTCAAGATAAGCTTTCGCCTTAAACCAAAGCTCAGTGCGCAGGTTGTTGTACGTGCCCTTCATAGACGGCGCTTCGGCCACGTTAATGCCGCGCACGGGCACGCCCAGCTCCGACAGGCGGTCCACAATGCCGCCGCCCAGCCCAATGCTGTCCACCAGAATTTCGCAGGGGCGGCGGGACGGCTCAAGCGCATCCCACTCCGCCATAATGCGCCCCGTGGTCTGCATTAAATCCAAGCCGCGCCAAGATGTAATCTCGGTAATCACGTTGCCCTGCCGTTTCACAAAGGCTGTTTTGTCAGACCCAAATCGAGCGGGGTCACAAGCCCAGTAAATGCGCGCGTTGGGATCAACCTCAACGTCGCGGTGCATGGCACTGTGAACTAAGTCATATCCGATAATCGTGTCAGAGTCCGCCTTAGCGAAATCACCCAGCACGCGGATTGAATAAGCGGCGGACTCCTCGCCGTAGCGCTCTTTCATCTCCTCAATGAACTGGTCGCTCACCAAGGGGCTGTCCAAGCACGACCAGCGGCGGGTCCACCACTTGTGCGCCATCCTAGTCTGGCTTTCGTAAAACGTGCCGGACGACCTGGTCGGATTGGAGAGCAACACAGTTTGCGTATTCTTACCCGACATAGATCCGGCGGCTGCCTCATACACAGCCTCGTCTATGGCACTCGCCTCGTCACAAATCAAGAGTACCACGCCGCTCTCCTGGTGTATCCCAGCGAGCGCCTCCGGCGTTTCCTTGCGCGACGTGCGCGCCGAAATAAACGCCTCGGACGGGGCGGCAATCAGTTCCACACGGTCAGATTTAACGTTTAACAATTCGCGCAGGGGTGGCGGTAACTCATTGATCCACTTGCGTAATTCGTTGTAAAGCGCGTCAAACAACTGGCCCGACGTGGGCGCAGTCACAATGATTTTACACGGGAAACGCATGAGCAACGTGTGCAGCATGGCCCAGCTCGCGGTGGTGGATTTGCCCGTGCCGTGACCAGATCTGACGCTCAACATGCGCTCGCCACGGCAAATTGCTTCGAGAAACTCAGCCTGATAATCCAACGGGGTAATGCCAAGCACCTCAGTGACAAACCGGGTGGGCTGGTCGTGGTACGTTCTGACAAAATCCAGCATGGCGTTGGGCGCAGGTTCACTCGTCACGCGAAAGCCCCACAGCGGTGGGCGTGGTCTGGATCTCATGCACGGTTTTCATCTTGCGCAGCGCATCCAAATGCATCTCGCCAAGATTAAGCGTAACGTTGGTCTGGCCGCCCTTGTTGGCGTAACGCTGCGACCAGGCCTCCGCGATAAACTTATGCTGCGCGATTTCCTCGCGGGCAATGCTCACGTCAACTTGGCCAATCTCAGCGGCGCGGGTGCCGGGCGCAGCCGTGGCGCGCTCCGCCTTGCGCTCATCGCGCAGCTCACGGATAATCTCAAACCCCAGCTCGGCATGCGTGTCAGCGGCAGTCTCGCGCACCTCGTCCAACACGCCAGCATAGGCCGGCATCTTCATCAGGTTGCGCCGAAGAAAGCCGCGCTCAACGCCAAGCTCGCGCCCAAGCCCGGCAATAGTGCCGCCGCCAAGCAAATGGTCGCGCAGGGCGTCAGGGCCGCCTCGGTCAGTCAGGGCTTTAATAAGGGCGCGTTTGCGGGGCTGACCTGGCACGGCAGGGAGATCTCCAGTGATTTGCCCCGCAAAATATCACGGGGGTTGTGCAGGGGCAAATTTGGCTGTGCGGGGGGGTGAGGGCTGCTACATCTGCTACATCTGCTACGCGGGGGGCTTCATGTTTAATTCGGCTGAATTAAATATGATTGACGTTGTGCGGGTCGTTCTTGGTTAAAAAAAAGAAAAAATCGAGGCGGTGCGGGCTTTCGCTTGCCCTGCATAGGTGGGGGGGGTATGCTTGAGCGTGTGCAATTTGATAGCCCCGGTCGCGAACTCGCGCCGGGGCTTTCTTTGTCTCGCATAAGGGATTTTGAAGCGGTGCGCGTGTCGGGGTATACCAGCACCCGCCCCCCGCCGGCTACCGGGATGGGGGGGGGTATTTGCATAATCTGGCAGGTTATTCGCATAATCGTGATTATGTTAAAAAAAGCGTCCATATATTGTACCCATGTCGGCCCAAGGTACGACATGTAGATTTGGCACAATATGTGGTGTTTTTGGGGTGCAAAAAGCGGACCATTATATAGCTCAGGCGCGCGCGGCTGACGCCGTTCCGGTGTGTGTCGCCACGCCCCTGTCTAGGATGCCCCTCAGAGGCCGCTGAGAGGCCGCACAGAGGCCCATCTCTGACCATTGCCTAGTAACCCCTAGTCAGGCCAATCGTCGGCCTCTAATGCGACCGCAATTGCAAGGTAGTTTATCTGATCAACTGCGCTGTCTCGGCCCAGTGAATCACCGAGGTCAACGCGCGCCGCTTTTATCTCTGCCAGGCACCGCGCAACCTGCACCGCCGTGACTTGCTTGCCCAGCACCAGCGACCAGCGCGTGGCGATGTTTGTGTGCAACGGCAGTGCCGAGCCATAGGTTGCCTCTCGGTCCTCCAAGATGCCCTGCGCTATGTCGAACGTTTTGCTATATTTCATCGCCGTGTATTACTCCATACAATGTTTCGCCGCGCTCGTTGAGCCTTGGCATTGCGCGGACAAACCCGCGTGTGATGAGCGCCGCCACGTAAATCAGGCTCATCTTTGGGTGCAGATCCAATCCGCCCGTAATATCCCAGTGTGTTGCCGTGCCTTTATCTCGGATGAACCGCAGCACGGCATGGTGATGCCGCGATAACTTGGGCACGCTTCTGTCGTTCCTGTCAGCCGGGCAGGGCGCGCGCCTGCCGAGCTGCACTTGCTTGCGCTCGTAGGCAAGCATGGCCGCGCCAAGGTTATGCTCCTGCTCACTCGTCAAGCGGCGTGGCCCTGTATCGCGCACGAATGCCGGTCACCCTTGATTTCTCAACGTGCCCGTGTTGGCAGCATATGCGCAGCCGGTAGCCCGTTTGCCGCGTTGTGCAACCCGCCGCCTCCTTAACCTCGCGCGGCAGCATGTACCCGCCGTGCTTGCGCAGAATGTCCACGATGAACCAATCCACCGACGTCATGTCGTTGCGCCGGACCAGCGCCTTGGGTGAGTGCAGCGCTGGGTATTCCTTGTGATACCGAGCCAAATCGATCTGCGCTTGCCGCGCCAGGCGCTTGCCGTACTGGCGCTCCGTAAGTCCGACCCGCACGCCGTCAATGATAAACGGAAAGACGTGTTCATCCATTGGCGCGCTCCAACTCGTATTTGCGCGCCTTCATCATGTTGCGCTGTTCGGCGCTCCAACGCGGCAAGTCTGTATTCAGCACAGTGCGACGATGCCACAGCCCAGCCAGTTCCGGCAGCGTGTGATATTCTTTCAGCATAAGTAAAAAATCATCATTATGTAATTCTGCGTAATCCGCCGCAAGCCAAGCGGGACACCGGGACACCCCTATAGGGGTGTGTCCCGTCCTGTCCCGCCTTGTCTGGCCTTGCCATTTTGTCGGGACAGAGTGTCCCGCTTGTTGTCCCGCTATGTCCCGCTTCATGCCGAATCCTCGTTAACCATTGATATTACGCCATTTTCCTGCCGGACAAGCCCATCCTCGATTGTCCCGTTCATGTCCCGGTTAAACTTTCGCTTGGTGGAATCGCGGTTTCCCGTATCAAAGCGGGACATGTACGTTTTTCGCAGTATGTCCCGCTCTATTTCGCCATTTATGGCCAATTCTTCTATCAAATTGATAATCTTTCGCGTCCCTGCGCTCATCCCTGCAGCGCCTTGACCCGGCATATCTGCCGTAAATTCCAGCACGATTGAACTGACGTGTTCCATGTCGGACGTCATCATCTCGATGGGCAACTTGACGAACGCCTTTGGCGCCGGCATTGCGTCCTCTTTTTGTTTGGTGAACGTCATCGTCACCAAGTTGTCCTCCACGGCATCAATGCGGAACTCGTGGTCGAGCGCTGCGTTAATCTGCGACGCCCCACGCGCCCGTTCTTTGCTTTGGTGGCCGCTGTGATGCACGAGCATGACCGTGCATCCGTATTCCTCTTTGATGCTGTCGCACGCCACGATGAACTCGTTGACGTCTTTGCCGTCGTTCTCTGACGCACCGCCGAGCGACCTTGCCAGCGTGTCAATCACGAGCAACCTTGGCTTGCCCGCCACCTCAACCAGCGTCGCTATTTCGGACTTCAGCACGTCCACCGCATCCGGGTCAGACATAATTACGGCTCGGTTCGACAGATAAAACTGCGCCTGACCTTTGCCGACCTCGTTGTGCTTTTGCCAAGCTGCCGCGCGGCGGCTCATCCCGGATAGCCCCTCTCCGGCTATGTAGAACACGCTACCTTGCTGCACGCTGTGCCCGTGGTACGGCGTGCCGCTTGCGATACACAGCGCCATATCCAGCACGGCAAAGCTTTTGCCGCTCCCTGCAGATCCGAAGCACATGGCCAGAGTGCTGACCTCAATTAGCCCGTCGATGAGCCATTCCGGCTGCCGTATGACCAGATCGTCCAAGTGGGTGAATAACCTGCGCGGCGTGGTTAGCCTATGCTCGGCTAATCCCGCTTTTACCGCGCTTAGTCCCGCTGATGCGTGAACGTCGTTCCAATCCGCACCTGGCAGCGCTGGCACGGCGAATGGCTTGCCGGTGGCTCTAGCTGCGGCCAGACCTTTTTCGTCGTTGTCGGCGGCAATACGTAGGCGCGCCTCCGGCCATTCCGCCTCAATGGCGTTGCACACCGTACTCATGTTTCCCGCGTCTAGTGCAAATATAACTGGGCGGGACGTTGCCATATGCACCGAGCAGGCCGTGGCCCACCCTTCCGCAACCCATATGGCCCCGCCTCTCGTTAAACCTTTTCCAACCACGCCGAACACGCCGCCGTCCTTGGATAAACCTGGGTTAAATCTCTTTTGCCCGTTCGGCGTTATGCGCTGCCACCCAACCCGGTCGCGCGCCGTGTTAAACAATGGTATAACCACGTCCAACCCGTCGAGCCGCGCGCCCAGTAGCTCAACGCCTTTGCGGATGTAATACGGCTCAAACGGATCTGGCGCGGGATCTGGCGGGGCAGGCGGGGCCACTGCAAGCGCGGCCCCGTTTAGCTCTGATGCAAACGGGTTGATTTTCACCACGTTTGATTTGATTGGCCCCAGATCGGGCCATACCCCGTCCGCCGCCAGCGCTTTGATTATCGCTTGGAAATCCTCGCATTGGCGGCAATGCACTTTGACCAGGCCGTCGCGCTCTGAAATCCAGAACCGCGTACTGGGCGTGTCGTTATACCCGCAGTGCGGGCACGGCCCGTGCCACTCGCCTTTCGGCCCTTCGCGCAGGTCGTAGCGCTCGATTATCAAGTGGGACCATTCGGCCCAGTATGGCTGCGCGAAATCAGCCATTCTGGCTATCAATAAAAGCGCGGTAATGAATTTTGACGTCTTTTACGCCGTGGCCCACAAATTCGCCGCAGTAATCGTAAGACAAGACTGTTGGCCACTCCCATCTGTCTGCAAGATGACCCCATTCAAGCGCCTCTCGCGGCGGGTAGCGCTGGCAAGTGCCATAATGGTCGCGCTTATGCACCCAAAACTTACACTCTACACAGCTCACGCGCGTGCAAGGGCGAAACGTTCTGTTCTTCGTCATGCTAGTCCCCTTTTATTTCTCTGCCAAAATGGGACGCCCCAACCGGGGCGCTCTGTTGTCCGTTAAAACGGGATCTCATCATCCAGGTCGCGCTGCAGGGGCGGCGCTTCTGCCGCTTGCGGGGCTGACGCGGCTCCCGCGGGCGTGGTTTGATTTGGCAGCCCAAACGGGTTTGACGTTACGGCATCTGCGGCAAACGGGTTGCCCCCACCACCGCCGGTGCTGGCCTCTGCTAGATTGATTACCATAATATCGAGGGGGCGCATTGCCACGCCGGCTCTGCCGCCCATGTTCCACGCATACATAGCTAATGAAACGTGTATCGTGCTGCCTGACGTAAGCTGAAAATCAGGCGCAGCCGCACCGCCGTCTGGCATCCACTGGCGCGGCTTTGAGCCGGGATCGCCATATGTTTTTTTCTTGAGCTTGGCGAGGTAATGGCCCGTTTCATCCTTTTTAAACACGTCGGCCAACGACTGCGGTGCCCAGTCTGACCATCCGGCCTGTTTACCTGCCTCGTACGTCTTGCGCATATCGCCGGCTAAATCCTTGGCTTGATCTTCCGTCAGCACGAGCGTGACCTCGTATGACCCGTCCGGGTCCGTCGCCTCGGTGGCCACGCTGCGATTTTCGCCAGCGCTGAATTTGTACGCTTTGTCCAAGCGGCACCACTGGCACAGCACTGATTTCAGCTTCTTTTCCATAGTCTTTCCTTATGTTTGGTGAGTGTAAATTAAGCGCAGCAAAAATTAGTCTTGCTGCTCCAACCAAGCCGGCAGGTGCATGACGTTGAACGGCCCCCATCGCGTGGTAAATTCTTGCTTGTCTTTTGCCTCGGCAATTTCCATCAGCGCCGCCTCTACAATACGGTCGGCGCGAGCGTTGGCCTCATTGCCGAATGTGTGCAGGTGCGCGCAATACGGGTTGCTCTTTTCAACCGCGAGGAACGCGAAATATCGGACGTTCCAACCAGCGAGACGCGCGGCAAGGCGGTAGACTGCGCTTTGCAAATCATACCCAAGGTTAAACGCCGCTCTGGTGAAGCCCTTGGGCGATGCGTCCTGGCACGTTTTCACGTCGCCCATCACGCCGCTGTGCGCGACCCATATGTCTGGCCTGGCCTTTATGACGAGGCCGCTTGGCTCGTGCTTGACGAATAGCGACGCTTCGCAGAGCCGGGCTTTATCGCGCAGGATTTTACCGCATTGCGCGTTATCCATGAGCGACTGCGTCATGGCCTCGCACTCGTCGTAATCACCGGCGGTGAGCAGCGTTTTGCCAGCGGCCTGCGCGGTGGTATACGCGTCTTTCCATTCTTTGCCGCGCCTTGTTTCAGCGCCACGTATGACGTCGCCGCGCTCCGGCTCCAGCGCCATTGAATGCACAGCCGTGCCAATGTCCGCCACGCTTTGCGTAAGGCTAAACCCGCCACGCTCGGCGTGCAGGGGCGACCTGTTAATCCATTGCTTGATGTAGCTCGATGACACGCAATGCGCGCCCTCCAGCTCTTTGAGCGCATGGTATCGCTCGTTTGGTATGGCGGTGTGTATTCCCAGATCCACTATATATCCCCCTTGGTTAATTGTCGTTCCAACATCAGCAAAAGCGCCAGTGTGCCCTCGCAGCGTTGTTTGGCGGTCAACCTGACCGGCGGGCGGCCAAGGTCGTATATGAGCGTCTCCAGGTCGTGCCGGATTAAGTGCAGCGTGCGGTTGACATCTTCATTCATCGTCGCTCTCCTTTATCTTGCCGGTGCCACTGCAGTCGGGGCACGTCTCAACGCGCTCTTCGATGTAGCCGCTGTCGATGTTGAATGATTGGCGGTGAAACAGCTCAATCAGCACGGTGCCAGTGCCGCTGCATTCGGGGCATGTGATCATAGCGCGTCCACCATGCTGATCCGCTCACCAATCCAGCGCATGACAGGCACAGCCATGCTGTTGCCCATCGCCTTGTATCGCGGCCCATCAGGGCAATTCTCGGCTGGCTTGTTGCGCCACGGGATTTGCGTGTAATTGTCGGGGAAGCCTTGCAGCCTTTCGCATTCAACGGGCGTCAGGCGGCGGACAGATGTAGTCATCACAGTGTTGTCATAAACACCCCCAGAGGCAGCTCTAAGCGCGGCTGCTTTATCTGAGGTTGTCTGGTTGTAAGCGTCAAACGCCACCGCAGTCGTGTGCCCTACCGATAGCGTCGGTGACATCTCTGGCGTGGACGCCGCCTGTGTGCCACTCATTTCCGCAGGGAAAGCGATGACCGCTGCGCTTGTCATGCCATCACGGCCACACGACAGCCCTTTGTATTCGCGGCTAGACAGCGTGGTGACAGACCCGTCTTGCACGTTGCCAATTGGCTGCAAATAACCGCTGCAAGCCTCGTCAGTGCCTAGTCCACCGCCGCCAGCGCTTCCAGCGCCTCTTGTAATTGTATCGGCAGTTTCTTGCCGCGCTTTTCTGCTCGGCGCAGGATGCCCCTGCAAGCTGTGGCGCTCAAATAGAACCGCTGCGGCACGTCTCCAGTCTCCAATATGCCCGACAACGAACACACGTCGGCGTCTTTGTGGAACTCCCCAATATTGAGCGTCACAAATTCTGTATGCGAACCCATACCCGATTTCCCCCATCGCCCCAAGCAAGGTTCCAAAATCTTTTCCTCGGTTAGACGACAAGACGCCGGGGACGTTTTCCCAGACCAGCCATCTGGGGCGATATCGTTCAGCAATTGCAAGGAAGGTGAGCATGAGGTTGCCACGCGGATCGTCCAATCCTTTTCGCAGCCCCGCCACTGAAAAACTTTGGCAGGGTGTTCCCCCGACCAAAAGGTCAATTGATCTGTCATTCGGCCACTCCTTAAATGCTGTCATGTCGCCGTAATTCGGCACGTCAGGATAATGATGCGCCAACACCGCTGACGGGAATTTCTCAATCTCGGAAAACCACTGAGGCTCCCAGCCTAGCGGATGCCAAGCAACGGTTGCGGCCTCAACGCCGCTGCATACGCTGCCGTACTTCATACCCGCCCCGCCATTATCTCGCGGGTCAAATAGCAAAACCCCGGCAATGACAGGTCGCACAAAAACGGCTGGTCGGACTTGCCGCCAAATGCCTCGGCCACGGCGTTCCAAGCAGTTGCCCGCTGTGTTGGGGCAGAGCCAAATGCCTCTGCCACCGCGTTAAAGCTGACCACCGCGCGGGCCTCGTATCGGTCATATTTATAGATGACGCATGGGTGCAGGTTCACGAGTTGGGAGGCCTCGTATGCCTGCTCCCATGCGCCGGTCGGGATGCCTCGGCCCGACGCTCTGCGCTTGATTTCGATCAGGAAGGGGAACCCGAAATCATCGCAGATTAAATCGCCCTGTTGGGCGGTCCGCACCTGTTCGAGGTTGCGGACAAATTTCATGCCCAGCTCGCCGTGCAGAATTTCCGCAATCTGGCGCTCTGTTTCAGCGCCTCGCTGCCGGTTGCGCCGGCCAATCTGGCTTGCTGATTTAGCCATTCCGACGCGCCTCGAAATACGCCGTTAGAATGCGGTCAATGAGTTTTGCCACTGACATATCGCGCGCGGCAGCCTCGCCACCAAGGCGGCGTTTGAGGTCCGGCGCAATGCGGACAAACAGGCCGACCCGTTGTTTCATCGTTGTTTTCATTGTGATCTCTGGCTGGTGTAAATTTATATTGACTGGTCGTTGTAAATAGCGATAGCTTAAAGATAGCGGGAAAAAAAGCGAACACCCCCGCGCAATGCAAAAAGGAAACTAAAATGAGAATTGAAACTAAGGACCAAATTGTCATCACCGGGATGGCAAAAAACGGCGGCGCATTCGGCCTGGTGCTGCCGGATTTAGAAGAGAGCTGCTATATCGGGCAGCGCATTTTAGAACAGTCTGGCGCTAAGTTGCTGGACAAGTGTGACGCTGTGCTGACCAACAATCGCCATCCACACAACCATACTATTCCATATGTGGCGGCTTACGTGCGGGTGATTGAGGCAGAGCCAGAGGCGGCGCCAGAGCCAACGCCAGAGCCAACGCCAGAGCCAGAGGTCGATGTGTATGAGCTGGCTTTAGGCCACATACGAGAGGCCGAGTCATACGTTTTGACGCACGAAATGTCAGAGCTGTTGGAAATCCCGTCACGAAAAATGGGTGCGATGCTGGAGAAAATGTTTATGCAGAACAAAATTGTTCGCGCGCAAGTGCAAGCATCGGCGGGGCAGGGCAAAGCGTCATTCTCAATGTGGGCGGATAGCCCTGAAAAATTTAGATAGGATTGATATGAAACTTGGAGCATTCTTGTCCGGCTCGGATAAAGACAGCCACCTTAACCAGCGCCGGCAGATTAACACGCTTAACCCTGACCATGTTAAATGGTTTACGGAGACACGCGATTTCAGGCGTCCATTTAATGAGCGCAACGCGTTACAACATTGCTTGCAGTATTGCCAAGCCAGTGCATCAACATTTGTGTTGGCATCGCTAAACGGCTTTGCAGAAAAAAGATGGCACGGCCTGCGCTACATTGAGACGCAATGCCAAACGCTCGGCATTGATGTTGTGGTCGCAGACAATCCCGTTGTTTCCAGCGGGTCTATCCAGATTCTTGCCGCTCAGGCAGAATTTGACCGCAACGAGCTGGTCCGTAAATCTAAAGCGGCAATTAACGACATCCAGCAGATTATTGCCAAAGAGGGCAGCCACGTTTCAAAATCTGGCCGCCGCATTACGCGCTTAGGGTATCACGGCGCGATGGAAGAGCTGTCAGCCAAAGCGCAAGTCGCGCGCAACAGCCACGCAGATCAACACTCAACGGATGTATGGCCGCTGGTGGAAAACTTTTTGGCGCGCGGGTTGGGCCTTGCCGGCACAGCGCGCGAGTTAAACAGGTTGGGCGTGGCCACCGCGAAGGGCGGCAAGTGGCACGCGTCCACCGTGGTAAATGTGCGAAAGAGGATGACGCGTGATGAGTGATTTAGATGAGTACGAGACAGCGGTAGAGCGTGAGTTTCTGCAAGCGTACTGCGATTTTACCGTGGCGAATTGGAGCCAGTATAACGGCGGTGGGGGCAGGGTGCAGCGCTGGGTCAACAGTACGTGGAATAGATGGGTTTTTGCGCGTCTGATGGTTGGCACAACTATTGCCCCCCCCCCCCCAGCAGTCAAAGGTTTGACAGTCGGAGACATATCGCGCGCGCTTAATCTCTCGCGGCAAGGGGCGCAAAAAATGGTGGATGATTGTCTGGCGCAAGGCTGGATAACGGGGTCTGAGCGATACTTCGCTGGGTCAAAATTAATTGATTACGTCCATCAAAGCGCAATGCAGGTCCACGAGCTTTTGGTAACTGGGTTGTCAAAAAAGTCTCAAAATCTAATAAACTACCGCGAAATACGGGCAAAAATGGTAAGTCAGTTGTCATTGACTGGTTCGCCCGTTGTATTGCAGGATGATGCTAAGGAGGCCGGATAAATGAGAAAAACGCGCAACAAAGCTGCAATCAACCCAACCGTCTTAAAGATGCGCCAGGGTCTTATGAGTTTTCGCAAGCGCGTTGATATCCAATGCTGGCATCCTGACCACGTCCGCAAAATCCCCGCAATCCTGCGGGAATACGCAGACAAGATCGAGCGCATCAGTCAATCAAATGAGTTGCTCGGTCACGACAAAGCGGTATACGCTCAACAACAGATCTCATTTATGAATTGGGATTTCGGGCGTATGCTGCCGAAAGATCCGCGCGAAAGAGGCGCGGCGCAAATGGGTCATACCGGCGGTAGAACCTACTATGTGGACGAAAACGGATTGGACGAGTTACAGGCCCGCAAAGATTTAGACGAGCCGCTGCAACGTCCAAAGGATCGGTCAGACGGGTAGAGGCACACGTCTGGTTAGTGTAAATAGTCAAAAACAAGGAAGAGTTATGTTAGATCAAAATGTTACGGGGCAATCTGGAAATCGGATTCTCATAATAAGTACATCGGTAGTAGAGACAGGCTTAACAGAAAAACAGCGGAGAAAGATTGAACAGATTAAACTGTTCTGTCTGGACACGCTGGCTTGCCTGTCAATTTTCATCGCAACAGGCGCGATGCTTTGGATTTTACCCTTGATGCAAGGGGCAAGCCAATGAGCGATAATGTGATCGATTTTCCGACCGACGCGGAAATCAAAAACAAGTTGGATGATGTCGCAGAAAACATCACCGAGGCAATGCAGCAATGCGAGCGATGGTTTAGCACGCGTGAAGAGCTGTGTGACTTGCTGGCCGAGGGGATGCGAACTATCGGCATCACCGAAATGCAAACTGGCGGCGTCACGTACAAACTCGTTGGCGAGGATTTGCACATTGAAAGGGCAGTACATTGAAAGAGCGCAGCCCATTGACCCGCACTCAGCACGAGATGTTCTGCTTTGTGCGGGACCATTGGAAAGAGCTTGGCCGGTGCCCATCATTGCGTGAAATTTGCTTAGGCAAAATTGACGGCGAGCAGATGATGAAGCAACGCAGGTCGGTCAGCTCGTCACATAAAGTTTTACAATCGTTGATCCGCAAAGGCTGGCTGGTTGAAGATTGGGAGTTGAACGTCACGTACTGGCGGGTTGCCCCGTAGCCAAATTAAAGGCGCTCCACGTTGAGCGCCTTTTTTATTGCCTCGTGCATATTTTTTTTTGTAAATTTTAACGCCGGAATTTTCTTTGTCACTTGCCCTTTTCGCGGTGGCTCGTACATCAAGAACAATCCAACATCAAGCGCAACATAGCAGTACACAGCAGCCGTGATTTCGCTCTTGCTAAACGCGAAGGAATACCTTTTGCTTTTATCAACGGCGCGCGCCGCTTTGACTTGCACAGTGATAAACCCGCTTGGCAGCTCCACCCACAGGTCAACCCCGTCAACGTCAACCCTTTGCGTGACGAGGTTGTATTGATGCTCCAGCACAGATTGCACCAGAAATTCACCGGCCCTGCCAGTGTGGTGCGAGTGGTGCATTTTAAGCCATCAACCCCAATGCCTGCTCTTTGACCTCTTTGTTGCGCCGCAACCAGCCTTTGATAAACATGTCTTTATTTAAACTGCGGTAAAATCTGGCGCGCTCGTCGTGCAACCGCTCAACGATTTCCTCTGGATCAAGCGCAGCCACAGCGGCCAATGTTTTAGGCCCGACCGCACCGTCTTGTTTGACGCCAACGCATTTCTGCAGCATTTTCTTGGCGCGACTTGGGCCGGAGTTTACGCCGATATCAACCACGCACCAATCGACGCCCACCGGCAGATCCTGCGCATTTACCTTTTCGTGATACCATTTTTTATACAACGGTTTGACGTCATCCTTTGTCAGCGCTTTCATCTCGTCAATTGTGGCCTCGCGCCCAATCCAATCTGACCACGTTTTAATGGTCACACCGAGCATAGTGGCCCCGCCTGGGTCATCCGGGTGGTTTACGAACGTGTCGCCCTCGTGCTTGATTATCCACTCAAACATCGTATCCCAACTGCTCATTTTTTTTGGCTCCATTATTGATTTATACTGCGCGCGTATCACGTCGCGCTGTTGCTCAAGCGAGATGAACTGCCGGTCAATTTCGCTGAGTTGTGGAAATTCCAGAACGGCGGCTGTCATTTTTTACCGCCGAAAAAATGCTTACTGCCGCGTATTCCTATGGCGGCGCTGCAAACCGTAAAGACCAGCCAAGTGTACCATTCTGGCAGCTCGGCTAAGCGGTCAAACCCGTTTTTCACGGTGTCCTCCATTCCGGGAATAAAACACAGCAAAACGGGCGTAAGCACGGCAAAAGTCACCACCTCATCTTTAATCGATGATTGCGTGCCCTCGGCCATGATGCGTTCCCAATCGGCAACTGACGTCTTTTCACTGAGCATAATTCGAGATTTTGCCTCGGCCTCGGTTAGCTTTAGCTGTGCCTCGGCTTGCCCTTTTGCAGCGCGGTTTTTCAGCGCGCCGCCGGCCAGCTCAATCAGCGGCCCGATTAACGCGCCGATCATTTCTCATGCGAAAGCCAAACGGCTATCGTCCCTGTCATTGCGCCGGTCACGACAGAAATTAGTGAAGCCTGTTGCGTTGAGATATCGGGCATTGAAAGTGCCCATTCAATGCAGCGGACATACATAACCGTCATAACAAACATCATTAAGCGCGGCAAAATCTTCCACGCCAACACACGTTCCATTGCGATTGTCATTCAAATTGCTCCTTTAATGCGTCCATTGTGTCTTTCAACGTTCTGCCTTTATCCTGTGGCGCATACCTGCATTGGTATGTCCGGGGGCATTCACTGAAACTGGTGGTGGGGTAGTGCATTTGCCTGCCGCCGTTTACGTGGACGTACAGACAAATCTTTTCGCCATACACGGTGATGCGCCGCGCCAGCTTGCACGTCACATATTCGGGGTTTGCCAACCCAGCGAGCGCCAAGGTTGCCGCCAAAATCATATCTGGCCATCCTTCCACAACAACGCGTAAACCAGCGCGATAATCAGCCCAATGCCGACCAGCCCGGCGAGAATGCCGACTGTGGCGCTAATTAGGCTTTGCTTGATTTCTTCCTTGCGGATGACCGTGGCCTGACGCTGCGCTTTGATCTGGCGCGTCATATCCAGGTATTCTTGCAGGCCCTTGGGGCCGTACCGCCAGCCAATCAGCAAGTGCAGCTCTTTCTGCATGGCTTGAACGCGCTTCATATTGGCGAATGATTCGGCGGCCTCTTGCTCGGCGCTGCCGGCAAACGTTTTAAACACGCTGGGTTTTTGCGCGCGCTTATTGCAGTATTGCAGATCCGCAATTGCGCCGGCCCAAGACCCCAGAGTAGACGCGCACTCACCCAATTCCTTGCCCGCCGAAACGGCAGACTTTAGCGTTTTAAATGCGCTGACGGCGGTGGAAATTGCAACGGCTGCCTCGATAACGGGCATATATCATTTCCGTTCTATGATGCGGTCTAGTTTGGCGTCTAGCGCCTCAAGGCGGTCAATCACGCGAGACATATCTGCACGGCTCTCCGCCTTGGTGGTGTATTCTTTTGCCAGCTCTTCGCGGGTGCGATTGAGCAATATATTTTGGCGGTTTATCTCGTGCCACGCTGTGCGCAGTATCCAACTCACCAGGCCGAGGCCGGCGGTTAGGCAGACGGTCCACAACGTTGCGGTGGCCATCACCACTTGCCGTCCCAAACGCGGAATTTGGCAAACTCGCCATTCTGCAGGTTGCGCTTGATAACCTCTTCGACAGCGTCAGTGTCGGCCCAAGTTTTACCGGCCTCTTTCAGCCAGTTTGTGACCATTGACGCGTCAATATTGCCGACGTGCTTGTAATCACTGCCAAGCGTGTTCTGGCTGCGCTCGCGCGCATACGCAGCGTCTTGCAGCGCCGCCGTAGCATCGAAGGTGTTCTTGACGACCATATCGTCACCCTCGAACGTGATCTTTTGGTCAATGCGCGTACTTAACATTTGGCTTTTTCCGTACTGTTTTTTTCGGGGCTTCCGGCTCAACATCGCCCAGCACGTCGAATGCGTCGGGTGACATGGCGATAATTGAATTATACTCGTCGTTGGTCAGTGTGACCTCGTCACCGCGCTCAATGCGGCCCTTGCTGCAAATCACTTTGATGCGTCTTACGCGCAGCCGTTTAAGCATGTGTATACCTCTGGTCGTTGTAAATCGGGGGCGCAGCAATGCCACGCCCCCGGTTGGTTTTAGCTTGTGGTGTTGTCGTAAATCGCACCAGACGCTTTTTCATTTTTACAAATGAGCGTCAGTTCTGTAACGACTTGGCGCTGTGTGTTATCGCCAGTTTTCGCCAAGGCAGTTGACTTGGTTGGACGCAGCACAGCGACGTTCCACATGTCATCTTGCATAATGAACACGTCACGCGAGCGGTTTTCCCGTGAGGGTTGAAACTTGACCTGTCCCCACGGGGTCAGATATATCGCTAATGAATTGATAACACGCTCATCTGCGCCAGTTACATTCGCCCTCTGGTTGTTGTTACCAGTGAAACTAAGACTTTTGTTCATCTGAAATGCACTTAGATAGCAGGTGTTAGGCTTTCCACCCTCTTCCCACATTGATTGCATGACGGCATCCATCTTTGCTTGGCTAAACGCTGTTGGCGTGCCATCGTCAGTCCGCGCATCCGTACCGTCGCCGGTTGGGTTCGCGCCACTATTTCCGCTCTGGAAATTGACGTTGGTTTTTAACCAAGCTGGAGCGCCAGCAAGCTCACGCGCTGTTGTGGAGTTGCCCGCGACCTTGGCGTTGTTTGCGAACAGAGCCAATTCTATGTCGAGCTTTTGTTCAGCCGCTATTTTCAGCGTTTGTAGTGCCAATTGCTTACGCTTGCCAACCCGATCTAAGCCAATATCGGTATCGGGAACGACAACGCTATCTTTGAAAATCTGTGTTTGGTTGGACAGTCTTACGCTTGCAACACGCGCAGATCCGGCGGTTGCATCGCCTTCAACATGAGCGTTTGCACCAGACGAGCGCAGTGTATCAGTCATATGCTCAACGTTTGTATTGCTGGCAGTGACTTTTTTCGTAGCGCTATAAAAAGGCGTATCTTCTGGTGAAATCATCACCACGTCATCCATAATATCCTCACGGATGCTGTTGACAGAATCATAGCTGTCAAAGGTGTTGGCCGGTTGTGCCATATCGTTGTTCCTTTAGAGTAACAAATTCACCGCATCTTCAATGCGGCCAGATTTCGCAAAGCGCTCTCGCGCTTTTTTGCGTGCGGAATTTTCAGCAGTTTCTGGGCGGCGTTTTGCGCCAGCGCGAACGGTTGGTACGGCGGTAGCCTTGGCCTTGCGTTCTTTTTTCCGGGTTTGCAGCTCGCGCCATTTTTTGGCATCGTTCAAAACTTGAACGTGCCGAGCGTCCTTAACGGCGGCGACTTCTTCCGGGGCAAACCCGTAATAATCGACGCCAGCTTGGACTAATGCTGCGCGCTTGGCCTCAGAGTCGGGGCCAACCAATTCCGGCAATCTTTCGCGCAGAATATCGACCTGCGCTGCAATGTATTGCTGGGTTTGTGCTTCTTGCTGTTCAGATTGTTGACGTTGAAGGTGCTGCACTTGTTGCAGTTTCTCGTTATATTCTGCCTTTGCCGCGTTATACGCTCGTTCCTCTTGCATCGCCCCAATCGGGTCTTGCTCAAAGTCGATTTGTGGCGGCTTGGGTGGTGCAAGTCCGTTTTGCGCCTGGTTGTACAGCGCCAGAGTTTGCTGTTGTTGCTGTTGCAGCGCTTGGAATTGCTCTTTGTATTGCTTTTCAGCGTGCGCAATTTCCTGCATTCTGCGGTTGATGTAACCTTGACCCGACGCAGATTGCTTGAGCTGCTCAAGTGTCTGTTTCTCCATTTTTCCGTCAATTTTGACGTCATAGAGTACAGGTTCAGCGGCTTGCTCTGGGGGTTCATCGTCATCAATTTCTTCGTCATCCAGGTCATCGTCATCGACCTCGCTGGACGCCTCGACAGGCTCATCCGCGCTCTCGGCTATGTCGGTGTCAATCTCGGTCTGATCTTCATCAGGTGCCTCTGATTGAGCCTCCACGGCTTCGCTCGGATTATCATCTTCAGACGTTATGTCTGGCTCTTGTATGAGTTGCTCGGCAAGAGCCTCAAGGTCAGTCGATTGCATCGTTGCTTACCTGTTTTTTCTGCGGCTTTTCAGCGTCTCTGCGACAATTGCCGCGTCGAGTTGCGCCTCAACCAGATCCAGCGCTCGCAGGATTGCGTGCGCATCTTCGCGCTGCTCGATTTGCTCGGCAGTGCTGGAACGAAATGTCAGGATTTGTGCGTCGCGCACGTCGTTCATAAATTGCAGAAATGCTGTGTCTAATTTTAGACGTTTAGCATCTTCCGCTTTAATTTTGACGTCGGTTGACATAGGAAATCCCGGCAAATCGCTTCGCCGGGATTTTAACAGAAATACTATATGTAGTAAAAATTAGACGCTAAACACTATATGTTGATTTATTGGCGTTGTTGGCCTTGCGCTACGCCGGTCAGCGTGCGCAGCTTGTCTTGTTCCGCTTTGACCCGCGCCACGTCCACGGCAGTGCCATATTTTCCATATGTTTGAGCTGCATCAACCATCAGAGATTGGGCCATTCTATCCCGCGCCAGATCGTCCTGCATGGCCATTTCTTGCCGTTTGCGCTGTTCCTCGGCCATTGCTTTCTGACCGTCTAGCTGCAGCCTCGCCATGTCGCCCTGCATCTTGGCTTGCGCTTTCATTTGTTCTGCCTGCAAGAATGCCGCGTTGGGATCTTGTTGACCTTGCTGGGCTTGCGCTTGTTGCTGCATTTGCAACATCTGTTGCTCAATCTCTTCAGTGATTGGCGCAAAATATCTGTCTGCATTGCGCACGCCTGACGCGGCCAAGGCGTCGGCCAATGTGTTGCGTATGTTGGTCAGGCTGACTAGGCCGTTCATTGGGCCATACTGCTGATACACCATCGTTTGCATTTGCAGTGCTTGCTGCAGCGCCGCTTGTTTTTCTTTTTCGCGCCCGGTGCCAAGGCCAACGTTCACTTGGATGTCCATCGTGCTGTCCCACACGCGGACATCCACCTTCTGGAACCCTCCAGAAATTCGCATCATTTGCTCTTCGTCGCAATTCTTGATCATCAAGCGCAGCATAATGCCAAACAGATCTTTTACGCCGTCCGCCAGGTTGCGCGTGTACATTTCAACTTGCGCAGCGGCAGCCTCAACCGTGGCGCTAATGCCAGCGGCGGCGGTGCTTTGCATTGCGTCCGGGTTCAGCGCCATGTTTTGCGTGACGCCAGTTTTCTGCTCAACCAACCCATCCAGATAGGTGAGGGCGCTTAACGTCTGCCCCGCCACAAATGGCGTTGTCAGCTCTTGCGCCTGACCCATTTGCTGCATTCTCACCACTGAGCCAATTTCCGAGTTTAGCAAGTCATCAATATTAACACCTGGTGTCACAGCTATTCTAGGATTGTTCACCATCGCCACGTTATCCAAGATGCCACGCAGCACGCTCGTAGCCGCATCCTGGTCATTCATAACAATCTCGGCTAGTGAGCGCCCGAAAAATGAATGCGGTTCTGGGTCAATCTCCAACTTGGCAAACGGCAGCTCGTCGCACGGCTCAAAGTCCAGCAATTTGTACGACGTGCCGCCCAGTACAAACTTGTGCAGCACCGGCGTGTCGGTGTCGATGCTGAGGCGCATGTAAGCCTCCGTAATCGTGACCGGCTTCATCTCATCGGCGTCAGCGTCCTCGGCACTACTGGAATTGCTGTACCCGGTGCGCGCGAAATCTTCCTCTTCATCGCCGTTAACGCCATTATCAAAGCTGTCGAGGTCCATCACTTGTTCTGGCAAAAAACCCATCCCCAAGACGTCGCCCATCCGCATTTCCGTTCTGTGCGCGACGATATACGCATCAGACAGGGATCTAGCCGTATCGTTGACGAAAAATTCCTCTGGCGGGACTGACTCAACGCACAGCTCGCCGCGCGTTGATTGACGGCTGAGTTTCACCGCATGCACCGGCGCTTCCACTGACATGCCCATCTCGTCAATGGCGGCGGTCATTTCGGTGGTTTGCTCAATGATTTCCACGCCATCTTCGCTGGCCAGCATAGTCAATTCATCGTCGTTTAGGTCGGTGTACGTGTATATCTCGGCGTGTGGGTAATTCTTGTAATACGCCTTAACAATGCCCTGCTTTTTTACCAGTGCGTCATGAAAAGCATCGCCCAAGATTTTATGACCGTTTAGCCGCTCAAATTCGTGATGCATGAAGGCTGTTGCCTGCTCTGCGTGTGCAGTCTGATCAGGCCGGCGCGGCACGTATTCCACTGGGCGTGACGTGCTTAAAAAGACCCGCATGAGGCTGGGTTTAACCGCTCTCACCACGTCGCGCACTTTGGTTGCCACGACCTTGCTGCGGCCATCCTCGTGGCCGATATAAACCTGCCCGTCGTAATAATGCTGCGCCTTTATGCGCTCGTCGCGCAGCTCTGCCTCAACAAATTCTACCGCCTCTTCAACGGCGTTTTGAACAATTGCCTCTATTTGCTCGCGGGTCTTTGGTTCTGTTTGCATTTCATTCTCTTCCCACAAGCGGCGCGGCGGTTAACACGCCTGCCGTCGTTAAAAATTGCAGTAACTTTTGCGACGCCGTTGGATCGTCAATGCGGCGCGCCTCGGCCACCAGTTCGCGCACCAGTTGGTCGCGCTGCGGCCCCTGCATAGATAGCATTTCGCCCAGCTCGCGGTTGGCCTTGCTTTGGCGCGTGCCGTACACGATTTGATTCATTATTTCGTTGACTGGCCGGTCAAATATAGCGCGCTTCAAACGGGTGCCAGGTCCGGGCGCTCTGTCGGTGTCCACGTCGCGGAAATCGCCTAACGCGTCAGCCGCCTCGCGGCGCTGCCCAGTTTGCGACCCCTCAATAACCTTGGTGCGTGTGTTGCTAAATGCTTTTTCTGCGCGCAGCGTTTTCATCACCGCCGCCGCGTCTGCGTCTCCAATAATCATTGCCAGTTTTTCAGCGTTAAAGCCTTTTTCAAACTGGCCCCAAGCTGCCGCCGCATCATTGCGTGACATACCCATGAGGTTAGTGATATATTCCCGCGCGCCTTTCTTATAGGCGTCGCGTTGGGCGTCCGACATGCCGTCCAGCATAACGCGCATTTCGGCGGGCCGCAGGGCCGTAGCGGCAGATCCGGTAAACGCCTTACGCCCGTCCTCTATAGCCCGCTCCATTGCCATGTTGTTTGCGTAACCTGTGCGCGCCGTTGAGTAATTTGGCACCGCATCAAGCATTTCATCAATATCGCCCAAAACTGGCTTTAGGCTGGAAACCTTGTTGCCTTTACCGGCGCGTGTGGCCTCGGATAGCGCATCACTTAAAGCGGCGCGGGCGTTGTGCAGCTTGGCCGCTGAAACGTCGCTACTTTTGCCCAAATCCTTTAACACCGTGCCAAGCGCATTTTTAACGTCGGAAGAAGCATCACCGGCCAGACTTAAAATGCGCTGCCGGATTGGATTGACGTCAAACGTCATGCCGCTCTTTTTGGCGGCCTCGTACATCGGCCCCAGCACGTCGCTGCGCTCGGCGGCAAGCTCGGTGCGAGCTGTAAACGCCGCGCCTGGCTCGTCAACGCGCTTGGTCATTTCTGCATCAATGCGCCCGCCAGCGCCTTGCGCTCGCTTGGTAATTGATTGCTGCAGGATATTGCCGCCTTCGCCCTGCATCGATGCCAAACCTTGCGCCAATCGCTGGGTTGGCCCTGGCACGTCGGCCAGCGTGCCCTGCGGCCCAATGCTGTCTAAATATGCCTGTATATCCTGCCCACCGGCCTCGGCGCTGTTTGCACTGCGCGCCATAAGTTGGCTTGATTTTGAGCCGTAATTGCCAACGCCGCGAAACTTGTTTTGAATGCCGCGCCAGCCTGCGCCAACGATTTCGCCGGCAACCGGGGCCACTGCGCCAATGCTTGCGCCCACAGCCGTGCCCACGGGTGGAATTTGCTTAACGCTGTCAACAAAGCCATCGCCAGACATAAATTCTGGCAGCGCCACGCCGGTGGCACCAAGGCCAGATCCAATGCCCATTTGCGTGACAAGCTGTTTGCCCTGCATGAGTTTTGATACGCCGGCGGCGGGTATAGCTGCAGACGCAATTGACCCAGCGCTTTGCCCTTTTGCATATTGCTCTGGGGCCAGCACTTGCGCGGCCATATCTCGTTGCCGCACCAGATCGCGATACTTGGTGTACGCCTGTTTTGCACCTTCAATATCGCCTTTTTTAAACAAATCGGTGGCAAATTTATACGCGCCGACAATCTCATCAGCGGCGCTTAGCGATGCGCCGGCCTGCATCCCGCGATAGGACGCAATGGTTTCAATTTCGGCTTGTTTGGCCGTTTTGGTTTTGCCCCGGTATTTGGCAAGCGCCTTGCGGCCATTCTCGGTGATTGTGCCGTTGGCCTCTTGTCCCTCCAGAACCCTCACCGCCGTCAGGATGCGCTGACTTTCTTCGTATGTCATCTCAGCCATCGTTAATTTCCATTCAATAGTAAATCTTCAGCCTGTTGGGACGTCATAGGCTCTGCAGCACCGCTGAAACTGTTGAGAATATTTTGCACTGCCTGCGGTATAGTTGAAACGCTCTCAACCTGTTCAAGTTGTTCAATCGCCTGCTCAAACGTGATGCCGTTTCTGGAATACTGTCGGATAATTGATTTCTTCTGTATGTTCATTTCGGCTTTGGCTTGCATGACTGCAATAATCGCTTGGTTTGCCTCTGGTGTGTTTTTCAAACTGCCCAACGAGTTGAGCATTGCGTTAAATTCAAGGTCAGACGTAGCGCCAGATCCTTCAACGCGCAGAGTTGGGGCTATGCGGTTAATAATCGACTGCCGCAACGCGGATACGTCGTTAAATTCTGGGAATGCCATGGCAAACCGTCCGGCCAGCGGGCCAGTTGGCGCAAGCGGTGCAAGCTCTTGCAGCGTCTGTAAATCTGCAGCCGCATTAGCGGCGGCGCTGCCGGCGTCCATCATGTTGTTAAATGACTCGCCCTGTTTTTCCATCATTTTCTTGCGCAAAACAGCGTCAGCGCTCTCAGGGCCTGGCATGTTGATTGAGCTGCCAGACTTAACCATTGCTCGCGCATCCTCTGGCGATAAGCCTTGCTCAATCCAAAAATCATAATTGTCTTGCTGCACCGGCACTTTAGGCGTGGCCATGCTTTTTTGCATAATCGCGCCCAGCACCTGGCTCGCCTGCAGTTGACCCGCCTCAATCATGTCGGCGTATTGGCCCATGCCGTTTGCGCGCAGATATTCCACCGTTTTATTTCGTGAATTTCTCTGCGCGCGCTCTTGGCGTCGCCCTTCCATCATTCCCGCAAAATTTGGATCTGGCCGCAGCGTCATTGAGTTAAGGCCCACCGCCAAGCGGCCAGCCAAGTCCTTAAAGCTGTCGCGTTGATAAAATCGTTGCCCCGTTTCGCCAACGGCACCAGGTTGCATTTTCTGCAAGCCGAATTGCTCTAATAGGCCGCGAGGCGCTTGCGGTTGTCTTGGCAGCATCGGTGCGGCCTCCTGTTTTTGGTTTGCTGGGCCATAGGCTGGCCCTTTATACCCGGCCCACGCGCCGGTGCCCTGCGTGTCGTAGATATAGCGGCCAATGCGGTCCTGCAGGGCTGGTGTCATTAGCTCGTCGCCGCGCAGCCCAAGGCCGCGCTTGGCATCGCGCAGGGTCGTGCCGACCACCTGATATGCGCCCATTGGTGTGGCAACCACGCCCTCCGGGTTGGCCATTTTAACATAGTTGCCATAGCCGGATCTGGGCTGCGCAAAGTCCAGCGCAGCGTCTACCGTCATGTCAGTAATTTTAACATCGTCAAACAGGCCGCCGGGGCGGTTCTGGTAATTAAAAAGCGCGTTATAATCGCCACCGCTTTCGCCGCGAAAAATGTATGGTTTGATTGTGTTAAAATCTGGGCGCATTAGGTGGGCACCAAGCTGGCCGCTAATTTAAGATAGTCAAACATGCCAGGCTGATACTCTTCCGTTTGCGTATTCGATACTGGCGCTGGCGTGCTGCCCAAAGCATTATTCACGTATTGCGTTGATGCGCCGGGCGCGCCGGTGTAGTTGCCAAATTGGCCCCTTGCCGCTTCAATTAGAGCTTGCTGTATTCCCTGATCGATAATGCCATACCGCATCTGGTTGGCCTCAATTGTTTGGCCTGCGTCAAATGATTGTTGCCCCATAGCCGCGAGCTGATCGGCTGCGCTCAGCATATTTGTATTGGCCGCCGTTTGTTGGTCTACATCAAACTGCGCTGCGCCGAGCGCGGTGTTAAACCCGTCTTGTCGCAGCCTTGAAACTGCATCATACGCTTTATCCGCGTACAGCCCGCGCGTTTCTGCGCCTTCAATCCCGTGCCTTGATCCGCCAAACGCGCCAGCGTTAGACGCAGCGAAATCCATGTCATTTAGCGACATGCGTTGACCTTTCATTAGATCGCGCATTGTCGAGTCAACAACATTTTGCGTGTAAGGATTGTAGTAAGCATCCATGCCTTGTGAGGCGTTCATCGGCGTATATGTTCCCGCCGCGATTGTGCCCGCCATGCCGAGTTGTAGGGCGTCTGCAGCGGCTTGGTTTGCGTTAAATCCGCCGGCCACTGGAGCTGCCGTTGTCGCTGGGGCTGCCCCTGTCGCTGGGGCTGCGCTTGCGTTTATGCTTGTCGCTGGAGCGGCGTTGTAGCCCGTTTCAGCTAACAAATTTACCGGCGTATATTTAACAGGTCCGCCGCCTAATCCGCCTTTATTAGCGCCCGCAGGCGCGCCGCCTGCGTTGCCTTGTGCTAAAGTTGGCGTGCCGCTTCCGTATCCCGATGCTAAACCCATTATTTAAACTCCTTTGACGAGTAATCAGACCAGCCGTCATCAGGGTGACTGCCCCAGCCTCCGTCAGTTGCGCCGGCTGTGTTGCTTGGGTCTAACGTATCAATCGCGTTTAGCGGAGCGTTCCAAACGTGCGTTGTGTAGCCCTCTCTGTTTGTATAGTTATCTTGCTCTGCGCCCGCCGTGTTTTGCGCTATTCTTTGGGTTTTAACCACTGGCTCGACGTAGGGGGCCACGACGTTGCCGAATAGCGCATCATAGCGCGCGGCCTGCTCTGGGTGCCGTGCAATATATTCGGCAAGCGCTTGGTCGAAAATTGGTCCTGATGAATATCCGCGCACACCACCGGCGTACTCGGTTGGCGCATCCATCAGCGTGTTGACCGCTGGGGCCGCCATTCCAAACGCGCTAGCGGCGGCGCGGTTATTGTCCATCGCGGCCAATTGAAACGGCGTTAGCGCGGCTACATCTGGCCCGTAGTAAGGCTGATAGCCAAGCTGCGCCACTTGTGCCGCGCGATGCAAATTTTGCTTTGCGTAATGCTCAATGTACGCTGGTATTGTGGATTCTTGCGTAGTTGTGCTTGATCCGCTCTTGCCGCCACTCATCTTATATATCCTTCACGTAGCTCTGGTGAAGCGGCTTCCAGCCGTGTTCCGCCAAAGGTTTTTTCCAGCCAAATCGGCCTGTCATTGTTAGCGCGCTGCAGCCCTGCGCTTTGGCCCAAGCGACCACGTCGGGGTGCATGCCCATAATTTCATCAAGCGTGCCGCCGCCGAGAAAAACGTTGCACACTTTGGCGCGCGGATAGGTGATAAGCTCAGTCACCAAGCATGAATCTTTGGCCGGCCAGAGCTGCATGGTGCCTTTATAAATGCCCTCGCAGACGTCAATCCAATCGTGCGTGCCGCCGCTGTATTTCAGCGCGGCCTCAATCCAAGGCTTGCAGCGCTCCAGCTCGTCTTTCACCAGGCACCCCCAGTTAGCGCAGCGCGCGACCAAATATTTGTTGAGCCGTCATGCGCCGCCGTGCAGACGTAAATATGCGTTGTGCTGACGGCCACCATGCCAGCGGTATCGCCGGCAGCGCCAACGCTGGACGTTGGCACGGCGCGCTTAATGATTATCTCGCGGAATGCGTCGCCCACCGAAACAACGGGATAACCAGCGCGCGACCACATTATAATGCCGTCATCCTTGGCGCTTTCGTTGCCGGTTTGTTGTGTCAAATTTGACTTGTTTTGGCTTAAAAACGCGGTGACGCGGTTGGCCCAAATGCGCCAGTCAGATCCGTAGGGTTGCGGGACACGATATTGCTCCATTAGCGGCGACCCCCGGCAACAACGTCCAGCCGGTTAATCCCAACGCGCCAATCAGCCAAGCGCGCGCCGGTCAGGCGCATCCGCATTTGACGGCCAGTAAAGCGCATGGACGTGGGGTTAGACATGCTGTACGGGCCATACGAGCGCTCAGTGCCATTCGGAGCAAATCTGGTTTTAAACGTGGCCGTGACGTCGCCTTGCGTTTTTTCGTCGGGCAGCATTTCGGTAACGCTGGCCACATTCTCTCCGTTGCCCAGCATAATCGGCCCAGTTTCGGCAAATGGCGTCAGGCCGCTATACGCAAAACTCACCTCATGCTCGTATATTTTTTTATCCGCAGGATCGCACATAAGTGGCAAGGCAAAAGCTCCGGCGTCCGCGCCGGCAGTGCGGGCAAGCTCGCCAATGTACCAAGTATTCTCAACAAAATTGTACACGACGTATCTGTCATTTTCGGTGCTAGCCTCGGAGGGGTAAAACCAAAATATTTCGCCGTAGCCCTGCAGCGGCATGGCAAATGTTTTGCCAATTTGGGCGCGGTTGATGTCGGAAAATACATAATCCGAAACATCACAAGGCAGCTCTTGCACGTTGTTCCCGTTAAACGCGTAAAAAGAATTTAAGCCCATCCAGAAAACGCCAGCATCAACGCTGGCGTAAGCCAAATGCGCGGCCAATCCGCAAGATTGCCCAACTCGGTCAATGCTGAAAACATAGGGCGGACCTTGATAAGTTACGCTGTGTGCGTCTGTGCTGGTTAAAATTATCGTTTGGTTTTGCGTTCGCACGCCGGCCATAATTTTGCCGGTTGTCTCTAGCGTTATGTCGCCCGCTTCGTTCGTGGCGCTTGGTGCCCAAACTGTGTTGTTTTCCCTATCGCACCAAGAAATTTTGCGGCTATTCCCGTCTGCACCCAGCGCCAGCAAGAAACGTTCCTGCGTGACTACAATGCTTTGATTATTTGTTGGAGCGTTGCTTAACACAGCCGCCGGCACCGAGCCGTTCAATTGCCATTCATATATTTTGCCGTCATCACGATTGCACGCAACCAAGTATTCACCCCAAGGTTGCAGCGCCCAGCTTGTGGCCGGCTCAATGCGCGTTGATTCCAATCGCGGCGTGCCGTAAAATTCTTGACCATATAACCCGCCGCCATAGCCGGTTTGTGCCGCCCCATCTTCACGGCCAGCGACAAGCCCGGCTGGTGTAATATCTGATTGGGTGCCAAGCGTGTTATAGGCGTATAATTTATTATATGTTCCAAGGGCAATTCGTCTGTCCAAACTATTGTCCGACCACGCCATCATGCCGCGCACTTTAGCGGCGGCAGCGGTGGTGGCTCGGATGCGCCACCCGCCAATTGGGCGAATAGTTCCATCCACCCAACGCACCAAATTGGCGTCACGCCAACGGCCCACGCTCTGCAAATCTGTACCGTTGCGGTAAACGCCCGGCGGTATTTTAATGTCAATTAAAGCCATAGGCACAACATGTTGTTACAGACGTGAAAATATTACCACATGTTGTAGTGAATGCCAAAAGTCACGCTATTCAGGCGGTGTTGGCCATGTAACCTCGCCCGGCAATTGTTCCGGCACGTCGCGCAATGCTTGCCGATAGGTGCGCCACTGGCTTGACAGGGCTACATCGCTTGACGCGCGCCAATCACATGCAGCTAATTTGGCATCCCGCTCCTTACGAACTTTAGCGGCATTCCTGTCATTTGCACCGTCTTCCCATGCTTGTTCTTCAGCATCACGAGCTATTTCCTCGTCTACTGTGAATTGAACACGCACACCGTTTTTATTGTGAAATCGTGGCATGTCAGTCTCCCTATGTAATTCCATATAATTTAAAGACACCCGACGTTATATTTCCGTTTTGGGCAAAGAAATTAAAACCTGACAACGCTGCTGTTCCATTAGTATATCCCGCACCGCCACTTATGAATCTTATCCTAGTTAGGTCAGTGTCTTTTGCGCTCCCAAAATAGTCCCAAGTTTTTGTTAGGGTTGTGGAAGTTGGGTTATAAAACCGCAAAACAAAATTTACTGCTCCGCTCGACGCATTCTCCATATTTTGAACAATATTGAAATATGACACACCACTTCCGCTAGACACGCCCGATCCTGTTGTTGAGCCGCTGTGAGTGTTAAATGCAAAAGAGTCATAATAGCCGTGCGTTGTCATAATGCTTCCGCCAATCTCCACTCTGCCTCTTAATGTTTGAGTATCGTTTGCTGGTATTAAACCTATTACGTGTATCTCATATACTGAATAAGCAGTTGTTATCAAACTTGAATCACCTATCGAAACAGTCGCGTCATTGTTAGCCGTTACTGTCTGCAGTAGATTATAAGCACCGCCGGCAGCGGGTGCAGTCCAACTCAAATCTGTGCCGTCAGAAGTTAGAACGGTGTCAGCCCCCCCAGCCGCTAGTCGCGCGGTTGCGCCGCTTGCATCCCCGTAAATAATCGACCCGCGCGTAATTGCGTTTAGTTGGTTAATTTCTGCACCAGTTGATAAAATCTGCGTGCCGCCCAGCGTCAGCGTGGTCAAGGTCAGCGCACCGCTTGGTAGTAGCGGCTCAGAGCTAAACGTGACAATCCCGCCGTCGGCAATGGTCATTGCCGCATCCCCGTCAGAAAAACTGATTGCCTCTGTTTGGATGAGCGGCGAGGTCAGGCTAGTTGAGCCTGTCAGCGTGGTGCCAGTCATTGCCGCAGGCGTTGCCCCGCCAATGACCGCGCCGTCGATTGTGCCCGAATTTATGTCTATGCCGGTGACGGCTGTGCCGCCGCCCAGGATTGAGTCAATGCTGTCTAGCCCAGCGTTGATTTTGGTGCCCCAACTATTTTCTGACGCTCCGACCTCTGGCTTAACCAAGCTGTAATTCGTTGTGTTCGTATCGGCCATTTTTTTACCTCAGATTTATGCGGCAGTTTGCCATATGTCCGCCGGCGTCTCAACATTGCCGCCGGACTGCGGGGTCCAGATGTCAGCGTCAGACACGGCAACCGCTGCCCACGGGTCAGCCCCATCGGCGGCAACAGGTTCCCAAAGCAACCTGCCGGTGGCCGTGGCTGCGCACGACGCAGTCGTGGCAGCTTGGCCGTCGCGGAAAAACCCGGCCAGCGTTTCGGCCGAAACCGCGACCTGCGGCGACGCGCCAGCGTCAATGAAATTCCTAGCGACAATTGTTTGCGTCACATCCAGGCTCGCGCTGATTGACGTGTAACGAGTGATAATTAACGTAATGATGCCAAGCGAAAGCGTCGCAGAAACGCCTGAAGTTACGCCCGTGTTCGCATCACCGCTGGCGGTAGGAGCGCGCGTGCTTAACGTTGCCGCCAAAGTTGTCGCCACCGCGTTTGATGTGGCGGATTGGCTTGTTACTCCAAGCGTAATTGTTGAGCCAAGGGAGTCTGATATAATTTCAGCAACGTTGATTTTAACGTCGGCCAGCCCGGTTGAAATTGTTGCCAGCAAGGTCGGCGCGAGCAAAGTATTGTCCGAGCGTGTTGAGATTTCGTCGCCCAACGAAACAGTAGCGGACACGCCCACCACAGGCACGTCAACGCCGATTGGGCCGGCCAATGTGCCTAGTGATATTGAAATGTTAAATTCGTTCTGCAATGGGCCGGTGTCAAACGGGCCGGGCAAATACGGGTAAACTGCGCTATCAGCCGATTGGTTGGCCCGCGCCACCAATTGGACGCGAGACGGGTTTAAGTACCAAGGCGGATCTGGCGTTAGCATCGTGCCGATCTGAAAGCCGATCAAAGGCTGCGCAACGTTTGCCTGCGTGCTGCCCAAGGCCGCAGCAATGCCAAAAGAGGCTGGGGTAAACCCAACGTTTGCTTGAACTGAGCCAATTGATGCAGTCACTAAAAGCGTGTGCTCTTGAGACACCGGCGTGCCGTCAGCATTGTGCGTTGCGGTGGTTTGTGGCTGCAGTTTGAGGCCGTACAAAACCCACGCCGCACCATTTGTTAGGCTAGTGTTGTCAGTGCCAAATGTGCCGACCGATACGGACCCGATTTCAAGGCCCTTGCTCGGTGAACGGTGGAACAGCTCACGCGATTTGTTCTCGCCGGGCAATGTAATATTGCCCACCGAGGCGTTTATTAAGCTGTCAAAAAATGTGTCGCTGTCTGTTGGGTCAAACGTATTAACCGTTTGGACTTGCCCAACGATTACGCTGAATAAGTTGGGATCAGTCGCCGGGAATGTTAAAGTTGCAACCAGCGGGTCAGCAAGCGATGATATTGTTGTCGCACCGTTTGTTATCGTTTCAGGCAAGTGCCGCAAATGCGGCGGCTGTTGATATTGCGCAAGACCGGCGTCATTGACCGTTGCCGGAAATGTATAATCGCCGTTTGTGAGCGGCGCAAAAGCGCCTTGGTAGGTAATAGGCCCATCTGTAATTGTGGCCGTTATCCCAAATTTTTCAGCGTGCGGATATGTGCCGTTCCAAGTTGGCTCAATTGAATTTGTGCTCTGCTCTAAATTTGGGTCAAATCCAAGAATATTATAGTTTTCAAAAAATATTCTGGGGTGCTCGTTGTTCCGAAACTCGCCAACGCCGTCGTTGTTCGGGTCATAGAAAAATGTTGTATTTGGTTTTCTAATTGCAATTTCAGATATTTTTGCGTCAGCTTTTGCCGATATCGCCCCAAGAGAAACTGTCGCCGCAACGCCCGATAAGACTTGATTTACAATTGGTCGCGCAACGCCTGACCCGCCAAGCGTGGCGGCTGATATTGGGGCAAAACCTAGCATTTAACCATCCCAAGTCGCCATCTGCGGATATGAATTATGTGCGGTTTCCATTTCTGCGTCAGTCAGCGAAACATCCCACATGGCGATAGCTCTTAGCTGTATTGTTTGGTTGTAGCCGGCAGTGGGATACTGGAAAAAGGTCCATGTGGTGGCAGGATTGTAGTTACGCATGAAAAAGCTGTTAAATTTGTTTTGTTCAAGATGGGCCTGCCCCTGAGTGGGGGTAGGATTAGAATTTCCATTTACTAAATATTCAGCCGTAAGCCCAGAGTGCGCATTTACGCCACCAACCATTCCTGACCCAGTGTTGTCAAAGTAACCAGCATAGCTATTTGGGCCAACTGACAAAAATATTTGTTGAAAATCACTTGCCACGGGGTCAACTAATGGATCAAATATAAACAAGATTGTTTTAACATCAGTAGACAACGCATAACTAATTTGGCTTTGGTTATCTCCAGTTTCCCACACTGGCACGTTTAAATTTCCAGATGCTTTATAACCAGCGGTTCCACCCACATTGGTCCAAGTTAAGTCTCTATTGTTCCCAGACAAATCAGACCAAGTTGTCCCAGTGCCACTATAGCTACTAGAGTTTTCCATATCCCAATGGCCCCATAGAGCGTCAACTTGTGGGAAAAATCCGAGAGTATATATGGAGCTTCTCGCAGTCGTGTGTAAACCGTCAGTCGCTTTATATCTTAATGTGAACTCTCCAGCATCAGAAACAGTCGTGGACGGTGTAATAGTAAAAACATTATTGGCCTGAGAAATTGTTGCCTGTGCCTGATTTGACGGGTTGGTGTCATAGGAGTACTCAATAGGAAACCCCTCTGGGTCAGACGCTACAACAGTTTGAACCGTTGCAGTACCGTCTGAAGCTAAAACACCAGTTGCAGGGGGTGATGTTGTCCACTCTGGTACAGCGTTTGTATCAGTGTAAATTCGATCCCACTCAGTACCATCATAAATATAAAGCGATTTTTGGTCGGTCACAAAGGCCAGATCGGTCACGCTGGGCGACCCCGGCAAATTTGCATAAGTTGAAACGTTTGTAATCCCGCCAGACGGGCTGGCTGGCTTCCAAGTGCTGGCCACCGCGTCCCAAGTCAGCGCCTGACCGGCGCTTGGCGACGTGTCCGATACGTTTGCTAAGTCAGCCAAATATTGCGCAACATCATCAGCAATCATCGTAAAAAAGCAAACCGCCGCCGCACCAGCCGAAATCGCAGAATTGTCAGAATTTGACGAATTAAGCGGCGTGCGGGTCATCGTGTACGTGCCGCCAGACAGCCCAATTACGCCGGTGCCAACTTCATATTCGTTGTTCTGCTCAAGTGTATAGCGCAGTTCGTCGCCTGCGCCCACGGATTGATCGGCCAAGCTCTCAAACCCCGCGACGGCATTCGCCCCAAACGTAATTGTGCCCGCCCCGCCGGACGCGACCGGCATTTTGCATCGGTTGATGAATTTAACCATATCAAAATACCCGTTTTAGTCGAGTCTCAGAATACTTGTACTACTTCCAGGCGCAGGGAATTGCAGACTGAAATCTCCCGCAGTGGCCGAAACGGTCCCTCCAAATGAAAATACAGCGATAACATCGTTGTTTGGATCGCCGGCATTCGGGTTATACAAAATTGCTCCGTCAGACACGACCGTCACATTAGCAAAAACTGCGTCATCAAAATCGATTATAGCCGTGGTGCCGTCCATTTTTGGAAAGGTGTTGGCGATTGCTGCCGTAGCCCCGTTGCCTGCGCCTAAAACATTGCGCGAGTATGCAGCGTCATAGGACGCGTGACTGACCTCGTCCGTGCCAACCGCGCCGGAACTTACCGTGGCCGCCCCATAATTTGTCGAAAGGGCGCTCTCCTCTTTCAACAGAATAACTTTCATATCTGTGTCGAAATCGTGGCTCCCCTTTAAGAGCTGCAATTTAAACGCGTTACTCAAAGAAGTGGTGATTGTGCCTGCCATGTTATTTCCTCTAGTTTGCCGTTAAGGTCAGATCACCAATTTGGATTCTGAGCTGGTCGTTGGTTGTGATTGTTTTAGCGGCTGTTAGCTCGCCCACGATTAAGCAGTTTCCGCCGGTTGCGGCGTCCATCAATTTGTAATGCGTAACCGCGCCTTGGGTGCCGGTGGCAACGGGAAACGTAATTTCCGACGTATTGCTGATTTGGCCATTTGCGGCATTAGTGCCAAAAACGACTTGCTGGCGCGCGTAGCCGTTGCCTGAAATTTCCGCCACCGCCGTGCCGGTGTCAGTGAAGTCGCCGCCACCCAGCGCAATATAAACCGCCGCAGGGGCCGTGAAGTTGGCCCGCCCGGCAATTGCGTTTAAGACCGCCAATTCTGCGTAGTCCGATAAGGCTGCCACGTTTTACTCCAAAGTTATGTCGAGCTGGCCCGACATGATGCGAAAATTATCACCGACGCCGACATTCTTAACCACCGTCAGATCTGCGTGCGCGATTTGATTGCCGCTGGTTGCCGCGTCGTACACTGCCACCGACGTAATATCGCCCCACTCGCTTGTTGCGGTGGGCCACGCTAAAACGCCGGAGTTGGTCGCCAGATTGCCGGTCACAGAAAGCGCAACGCTTTGCCGCGCATAAGCGCCGCCCGAAATCTCAGCGCCAGGTGTATCGTCGGTATTGCTGGACGTTTGCAGGCCGACATACCACGCCGTTGGGCGTGTTGCGGCGCTTGCCGTAAACAAATAATTCAGCACATTTGTTTCATATGTGTCCGATAGTGACATCAATACGCCCGCAGTTTTAACCTTCGGCCAGAGCCGCCATATTTAGCGGCCTCGCTAGACGTGTTTATACCAGATATTGCGTTGGCGTACAAAGTTGACCATACAGATAGACGTGCATCGTCCTTCAAGTACGGGGCACTATGCGCGAGTGCGCCATACAAATACGCGTCAGGAAAGTACGTCAGGATAAAATTTGACGTGTTGCTGTCTGACAGAGCCTCGGCGCGCGCGTTATAATAAAGCTCAACAGTATACTCGCCGTCCGGCGCTGGGAAAAGCTCAAACCTGCCCGCGACAAACGCGTAATAGGCGGGGCTGCCGGACGTGTTTAAATTGGCCGCCTTGCGGTCCAGCAATTCGGCTTGGCTGATAATCTCAAGCGGTGCGGTGGTGCCAGACGTGACCTGCAGCCGGATTGTCTCAAGATAATCCGCCGGGATTGGCACGTATTGCGTGGATAACGTCGCCACG